ATGTAACTCTTCGTCTGGTGCTACACGAACTCTCTCATTCTCTTTCAGAATGTATTCCATGCGACCTTTCGCATCTTCGTCGGTCAAACGGAATACGATGTTGCCGATGTAGTAATCTACTGGACCACCACACATATTATTAGACCTTTTCTTTCTGAATGAGAGATGAATAATCTCAAATCCAGGTTCTTCGTATTCAGTTTCAACTAATCCTTGTGTTAACATGATCAATAACGCTCAGGAATTTTATCGTAATCTAATGGATGGTCTTGTTTCTTTTCTTGCTTACGAAACTTTTTGAGATCTTCAAACAATGCTTTGATTTTTTTGTATGCTTCGTTAGCATCTTCTTTACCTGCAAGTTCTGCAGCAAGAATATATTCTACCTTTTTACCAAACTCAAAGAGGTGCCATTCAAAATCAGTTTGATTTTCGTACATATTACCTCCTTTATTTTTAGTATATAGGACCGCAGAGAATTGAACTCCGTTCACACCGTTATAAGCAGTGGGCCTTAACCGATAGGCGACGGTCCCTCATTCGTTCTGTTTTGTATCCATCATATATTCTACAGTATTTGCTACATCATTCATAGCATCTCGTAGAAAAGGTTGTTGACCAGATTCTTGCTTACATATAGGACGGGAATTATCAACTAAGGTCCATCGCCATTGCTTCATATCTTTACAATACCAGAGATTAATTTTCATGTTTGAAATACTCCAGTTTGATCCAGTTGAGGAGGGTGTGATATTGAGCGAGTTTATTTTCATCATGTTTAGGATAAGACTTCAATGAAAGAACATAATATTCTAATGCTTCAATAACCATTTGACGGTCTTGTTGTGAAATTAGTGACATTTTAGAGTAGGAATAATTCGATTAATTTTGCAAATTCAATTGCTGCAAAGAAGCTTCTTACAGTTACCATATCCCACATTTTAATTTTAAAGAAATATGGGAATGATAGTAAGTTACCTGCTAATCTTATATAGATGCCTAAAGTTACACTATTAAAAAGTACTACAGCATAACCTCCGATGAATAATACATTGCCAATAACTCTTAACCAAGAAAGAATAGGATACTTTACATCAATTACTGTTTTCATTTCTTAAGTGCTAAAGGATCATTTTCTGGATCCGTAATTCTATTGAATCTAAAAATACCGTTTTCTCTACCCCAAATTAATTTATTAGTTTCAAGATTAAATCCTGCTTCTCTAGACAGAAGTAGGTCTTTGGAGAACCTGAGATCGCTTAGTACCCTAACTCCATTAATTATAAGATCATCTTTGGCATTGGATACCCAGAATTCTCCGTCCCAATCAAATTCAAACGTACAAAGTTTATTCCAATCTAGATCATAATTATCAAAAGTAACTTTAGTATCTGTTATCTGTTGGAATGTATGATTTGTAGTTCTATATGTAGGACCACCTATTTCATATTCATAGTAATAACTACTACGAGATTGCATTTTATTTTCTTCTAACTGTTCAATTTCCACCACAATATGTGCCCAATGTGCAGGACTTTCAAATGCTTGCTTTGTGTTGATGTAACTACCAACAATTTCAGTAAACTGCATATCAGATCATGAATAGAAACTGAAGCGGACAACGGGGATCGAACCCGTGACTACAACTTGGAAGGATGGTATGTTACCGCTACACCATGTCCGCTGGCTCCCCCACCTCGATTCGAACGAGGAACCTTAGAGTTAACAGCTCTCTGCTCTGCCGTTGAGCTATAGGGGAATGGTGGGGAGGAATTGCTCCCTCCCCGCTATCACGGCATTCTGGATTATCAGCTCCAGCGCAAATGATAGGGTGAAATGGCAGGTTCTATAGAACCCCCTCGATCTCCTTCTAGGCTATCTGCCTAGCGAGTATCGATGTCGATGAGAGGACTTGAACCTCCACAGAATACTCTACTGGAACCTAAACCCAGCGCGTCTACCAATTCCGCCACATCGACTTGTACTTCTGTCTGGGAATCGAACCCAGTTTCCATGTGTGTTGTCCACCCGTCCTTACCAATAGACTACCAGAAGAGAAGGGGAAGGTCAATCCCCCGTGAGCAGGCTCGCCACCTATTTAGTTATCGAGGAAATAGGAAACTCGGCGGGAGATAAATCCCCATCCGCACCACTTGCTTTTTAAGGAAGCAAGAAACCTAAAAGGGAACCGTCCCGACCAGGGCGCTTTTAGTGTCATCCCGAGACAAGTAGGGTCATTGACTCCACCAGTGCTGTTATAGTCCATCCGTGACTACGGGACAGGAGGGGATCGAACCCCCGACCAACTGCTTAGAAGGCAGATGCTCTATCCGCTGAGCTACTGTCCCTAGTTACGAAGTTTATTCAGTTGTTTAATCTTAGATGCAACTTCTTTTGCATCCGAATAAAAACCAGAACTTACTAGATCATGAAGTTTATCAACTAGAATACTAATAGTATCATTAAGATACTCTTCATCTGCAGAGAAGAGTTGAAAATCCACTTTTGAATTCATTTGCTCCTCCGTTGGTTACCTTGTAAGTATATAGGGTCTGATCTGAGTTGTCAAGCCCCGTGGAAGTAATCCTTACGCATGTATCTGCCTAGGATGTTGGAATTATAGTAGGCAGGGGTGCCGTCTGTCAAGGCTTCAGTCAAAACATTATTCAAGAAGAGTTGTTTTGTTTCTTCAAAGTTGCATTGTCCCTTTGTTTTATGAAGGCTAAGTATTCTTCTGTCGCAGGATGTTTTTCCCCAAAGGTTAATATCGGATTTGAGTTCGGGGCAGGATCCGTAATACTTTTTCCAATCAGATTCTGATTTAACTTTTCTAGATTTTCCCTTCGGTGTCTTGAAACTCCAGAAATATTTTCTACCAATATAAGACCTGCCAGTTGAACGGCAGTGAATATGATAAACAAAACCAAAATAATCTTGAATGTGATCTGATTCAAAAACTTCTGAATTATACATCCAAGGATTTTCATAACTGCCCATTAAAAAACCTCCGTATGGAGGTATTTAGTCAGTAACTTGCGTCCCTATAATTTGGCGGTTCTAAAGTCAGAATTTCTATATACTCGTCAATTTGATTAATTTTTTTGTGCATCTCCTCTGTAGTTAAATTATATGCGATAACATGGTTATCTTTATCATAGATGTGATGGACTGGTTCTGTAAGCATATACCTCCTTTTGAACCGAAATTATTTATGTGACAGTATCATTCCACGGATCAGGAATTTCCTCATAACGTTTAACGCCATGATATCTTTTAGAACAAACACTTCTAGCTATAGCTCTCATGAAACTATTGACTTCTGCACACATACTTTTGTAACTGCCGCAATACGGGCATCTAGGAGATTTCAGAGCGATCATTGTTTTCATCCTGTAATTGTTTTTCTTTCAAAAATTTTTTCATATCTCGTTTCATCTTCCAAGTAGAAAATTCTAATCCAATTCTCATCTTGGTTCCCCAAAAGAATCTTATCACATTGATCCTAAGGATCTGTACCATAAGATACAGAAACTTAGGAACATTTTCATCAACTATACAAACATATGCAATTATTGCAAATACAAATAACCACACATAATAAGTAGTATCAACCATATCAGTCGAAGATACGACCCCATCCGTCGTTACCACCAGGACACCAACGTGCTTTGAGCATTGCCTTGCTATAGACAGTACCTTTACCGTTAGTTACAGGACCAGTGTAACCATCGTTGCATGAACCATATGGATCATTCACAACATATCCATCACCCTTCTTACCGATGACTACACACATGTGTCCACCAGTAGGAGCAGAAAGAGAACCCCTGTGGAGAATGCCAATAACCACGGGCTTGCCAGCAGCAAGGGACTTGTCCAGATCAGCAAAAGAAAGATTGTATGAGAAATGGGACTTGACACCATACGACGCAAGAACCTTCGTCTGAACCGCATGGTCAGTAGTGTCACCAATCGCAAATACTTTCGTAACGTATGCATCATCACCTTTATCACCTTTTAATGTTCCAGGCTTAAGGAACTCTAGACACATAGCACAAGAGGAACTGTTGCATGTTCTATGTGCGTCTCTGTAGTTGTCAACCTGATTGAAGTATGGTACTGCAAGAATAGGTGGAATGGGTGGTTTGGCACGAAACTTTTCAATCCAAGCAGCATCAGTTGCTCCACCAGCACCGTCATCGACTAGGCACTCTGGATCTGTTTTTGCCATAGCCTCTTCTAGTTGACCTACTGCCTTCACATGGCAAGCATTTCTCTCTGAGAAATGCTCAAAGAAAGCATGTAAATCTGGTTTACCACCATCGGCATTACCACCACGATAGGTGACGACCCAAGGTGAGTTTGGTTGTAGATGCTCAGGAATAGCTGCTTCTAGCAGTGCTACGCCTGCAACATGGTTCGCATTATTTTCATCATAAAATTTGAAGAAGTTAATTAGAACCTTAGACATTTTACTTACCTCTGTTATAGTTGACATTGTAGCGGGTGCTGAGGAACCCCCCATACCCTTCTTCCACATGTTCCCTTCAGCGGTCCTACGACGTGCCAGACCCGCCTCTACGGACGTTCCTGGGTTACGATACTTGTAGAGTGCTTCGGGAACCTTGGACCAGTTTGCTTTCGATTCTAGAGCGGTATTAATAGAGTTAAAGTTGGCACGATCACCAACAAATCCTGCTCCTAGATTATATGCAAACGACAAAATGGCACCCTGTTGTTCAGGTGACATCTCTGCCCAGTGTGGAATTTTTTTAAGTGCTGGAAGAAAATGCTTTTCACATTCTTCCACTAGAAGATCATCAGCATACTGTTGCGTGATCTTTTCTCCTAGTACGAAAGGAGATCCATCCTTCTTACGAGTAGATCCCCAACCGCATGTATAAGGCTTACCTCCTGATAGTGGATCAGGATAAGCTGTAAGTCTGCATCCCTCAAATTCTTTAATAAGGGAAAGTCCTGGTGCTGGTACGGTCATAGTTTAAATCCTGCAAAAGTATCAGTTGTTACATCTTGTTTAATACCACCAATCACATATGATTCAATCTCAGTTTCTTGTGGTGCTGCCTGCATAGATTTAGAATTAATCCAATGCTCGGTCCATGGAAGAGGGTTATTATTGGCAGGAATATTATAAATTGCCTTCAATCCAATGGATTTAAGACGGCGATTTGCAATCCATTCTACATATTGTCCGAGAAGTTTGTCATTCAAACCAATCATAGACCCTTTCTGAAATAGATAATCTGCCCAACGCTTCTCTTCATCAACAGTTCTTCTGAACATTTCATAAACATTCTCTTCTTCTTCCTGTGCAATTTGAAGCATGTCAGGATCATCACCTTCCTTCCATTTATTTAGAATATTTTGTGTTAGCACTAAATGCTGACTTTCATCTCTAGCAATCAAAGAAATTATTTTCGCAGATCCTTCCATAAGCTTGAGTTCACCAAATGCAAAAGAGCAAGCGAAGCTAACATAGAAACGAATCCCTTCCAGAATGTTAACGTTCGCAACTGCACGATAAAGTTTTCTTTTAAGTTCATACAAAGTCTCCTGTGCATTAGGTACTCCTTCCTGGGCAAACTTCCAATCATTTGAAGTACCGTACATTTGAGCGGCATTAACAAATTCATCGTATGCTTCAGTAACAGTTTTTGCCCTTTCTAAAATATTATTATCTGATAGAATTGTATCAAATACTTCAGATGGATTTGAATATACATTCTTAATTATATAAGTATAAGATCTTGAATGTATCATTTCCATAAATCCCCAGGCAGTCATCGCTGCTTCCAACTCAGGCAAAGAACAATATGGAATAAATGCCATCCCAGGACCACGACCTTGAACACTATCAAGCATAATCTGATACTTCAAGTTACTAGTAAAGATATGCTTTTGTTCCTCACTCAATTGTGCATAATCTGCACGATCCTTTTGGAGGGAGACCTCTTCAGGTCTCCAAAAATAACCTAACTGTTGTTGGGTCAATCTTTCAAAAATAGGATACTTAGATCCATCATAACGTTGTACTCCCAAAGGAGCACCAAAAAACATTGGTTGCTTCTTGGTGTTTACTTCTTTGGTATTAAAAACCGTCATTCCAGTTACCATTTAGTTTCTCCTTTATACTTTGCAGCTGTCACAATCATCTTCAACTAATACATCATTTAGTACACTATTAATAAAATCTTGTACTGATTGTTTGTCTTCTACTGGATCATCTGCGTCTTTTTTATTGTCGTAAGTATTATGATAATAAGAGGTCTTCCAACCGTACTTATATGTAGTTAATAGGTCTTGAGCCATTACTGAAGTAGGAACTTCATTATCTTCATAATGTTCTGGATTATAGGACCAGTTTCCAGAAATCGCTTGATCAAAGAACTTCTGCATAACTGCAACAATATTAATATACCCACGATTGCTAGACATATCCCAAAGAAGCGTGTAATTGTTCTTAAGTGTTTGGTACTGGGGAACAATCTGCTTAAGCGGACCTTTCTTCGACTTCTTAACGGACAGATACCCTCTAGGAGGTTCAATTCCGTTTGTTGCATTTGACACAACGGAACTGCTCTCCGATGGCATTTGTGCGGACAGTGTTGAGTTCCTGAGACCGTGAGCCAGGATGGATGTTCTAAGACTTTCCCAATCATAGTTCAAATTATTAGGTACGATTTCGTCCACATCTTTCTTGTATGTATCAATTGGAAGAATTCCATCAGCATACTTAGTACGATCAAAGTAACCACACTTACCTTTCTCAATAGCAAGTTGATTAGAAGACTTCAGTAGATAATACTGGAATGCTTCTGTTAGATCATGAACTAATTCCCATGCTCTCGGATCATCATAGTGCTCACCATGACGAGCAAGATAATGTGCTAGACCGATATAACCAATGCCAAGAGATCGACGGTTCTTTGTAGAATGCTCAGCGGCAGTTATAGGATATTGCTGATAATCGATCAATTCATCAAGACCACGAACGGAAAGATCACAGAGTTCTTCTAGTTCATCAAGATTTTTAATTTTGCCAACATTAACTGCAGAGAGAATACAAAGGGCAATTTCACCTTCTGGATCATCAATATGATGTAGTGGTTTGGTGGGAAGGGTAATCTCTTGACAGAGGTTACTCATCCAAACTTTATCTTTGAAGGAAGAATGCTCATTGCAGTGGTCGATGTTCATAATGTAGATACGACCAGTCTCTGCTCTCTCCTTTAAGAGTGAAAGAAATAGTTCTTGAGCACTGACAGTTTTTCTTGGAATAGAAGTATCTCGTTCATAAACATTGTATAACTCGTCAAATCCAGCAAGACCAAAAGCATCAGACAGACCTGGAACGTCATGTGGACTGAAGAGAGAAATGTCTTCGTTTCGGATGAATCGTTCATAGAAGAGTTTGCTGATCTGGATGCTATAGTCTAACTTACGAACTCGGTTATCGTCGGTTCCTTTATTATTCTTTAATACTAGGATGTCCTCGATCTCTTGGTGCCAGATTGGGAAGTGGACAGTTGCTGATCCACCTCGGATGCCATTTTGAGTGCAGCATCTGACAGTTGCCTCAAACTTTTTGAGGAAAGGGATAACACCTGTGTGACTAACTTCTCCCCCTCGGATCTTGCTGTTGAGACCACGGATTCGACCTGCGTTGATACCGATACCCGCCCTTTGTGCAACGTATCTGCCAATAGCCATATCGCTAGTAAAGATACTATCGAGGGTGTCATCGCTGTCAACAAGCACACAGCTAGCAAATTGTCGAAGTGGAGTTCGCACTCCCGCCAAGATAGGTGTGGGTACGTTGATTTTGTGTTTGCTGATTGCGTCATAATATTTCCTTACATAGGAGAGACGTGTTTCTTTTGGATACTCTGCAAAGATTGTGGCAGATGCCAACATATAAGCATATTGTGGCGTTTCAAATATTGTTCCGTTACTTCTATCCTGCACAAGGTATTTATCAACGACCTGACGTAGACCTGCATAAGTGAATAGGAAGTCACGATCATGATCAATAAAGGTATCAATCTTGTCCCACTCTTCCATAGAGTATTTACCGAGAAGTTCTCCATCATACACACGCAAAGAAACACCTCCAACAAGATGGTCATGAACATTTGGAAACTCTACTTTCCAATTTGCCCCAAAGACATGCTTGCGTAGACCGAAAAGAAGGAGACGAGCAGCAACAAACTGATAGTTTGGATTATCAAGAGAAATAAGATCGTTAGCTGATCGGACCAGGATCTCTTGGATTTGGGAAGTTTTAATGCCATCATAAAATTGAATGTTTGCGTTCATTTCTACTTGTGAAGCAGACACACCACTCAATCCATCACAAGCATGTTCAACCATAATATGAATTTTATCAATATTAAGACGCTCTACAGAACCGTCTCTCTTTACAACTTTGATGCCATTACTCATACTTTTTTCCATTCGGTAAATTTAATTTTTGCTTCTAATCCTTTGTAAGTATTAGATTGAACTAATTGCTGTGGATTAAGACCAGCAATTACCATTTCATTAATATCTTTTTTATTTAAAGACTTTGGCCAAATTACAATAGAATGTTTTCTATTGATGACTTTTTCCATTCTAGCAACGATCTGAGCGTTGCGGGGCTCGTTATCATACACGAAAACGAATTCTGTGTCAACACAAGAATTAACAAATGTCCAATCAATGTCTGCTCCAACCATTGCAATTGAATTGGTTAAGAACATGCTATCGAAAGCACCTTCTGTTATATAAACTTGTTCTGTGTTATTAACATTATCTAAGTTATAAATTTTAGGTTTGCTTTCGTCAAGAATTGTAGTTAGATACCGCATTGAATTTTTCGGATTAAGTGCTCTTGCTTGAAAACCAAACCATTCTTTATCTAGAATAAGGGGAATAATAATCCTTGAGTGATCAGGATAAGTATCCTTGAATGTAGGTTTTTGTTTATTCACCCACTTTTTATATTGTGCAATATAATAAATCTCTTTGAATTTTGTTTCTGGTATTTGTCTACTTTCTACATATTTTCTTGCTGCGTGTGTTTTATTTAGATCAGATATTCTAACAAGTCCATCAATCTTTGCAGCAAATTTTGGTGCTTCAAAATTATATTCTTGATCCGATTTTTCAAATAGTTTATTACTTGAAAATCCATCCTTATAAGTTTCCAGAATATATTCATCATAAACATCTGGAGCATTTTGTTTTAGAAAATTTGAAAAGTTAGTTGTAACTCCACAGTTATGACACTTGTATACTGTTACATTTTTATTATCAAAGAAATATCCTCTTGCCTTACTCTTATTCCTACTACTGTCTCCACAATAAGGACACCTAAAATTATAGATGCCTTCTTTTTTGCGAGCAAATTTATCTAACCTAATGGAAATTAGGTTGATATATTTAACATCAATATAATTCATTTTGTGGATTGTATGGGTGCTCCTCCTATAGTAACACGACCAGAACCCACTGTCAATAGATTTCCAAAGAATGCCGCTGATCCAATGACCAATGTAGCAGCACCAAGAACACCCATAGTAACCCAACGAAACTTAGAAAGGTCTTCTACCTTTCTTTCAAGTTGCTCTAACTTATTATTGATAGCTTTGATTAATTCTAAAATAGCAGCCTCTGCTTTATCTACTTGGTCTAATCTATTTTCGTGGCGTTCTAAAATGAGGGCAACATTCTGGTTGCTCTCACTAATTTTGTCTACTGCACGTTCAAGTTTGTCAAGCATCTCCTTAGAGAGATCTTCATATATCTGAAACTTCGCTTCTAATACTGAAAGGTCTTTTGGAATTCCAAAGGGCATTTCAGTATCCTCAATTATTCAATCCTGGATTTTTTGCTGCCAATTTCTGTTGTTGAATTTGATTGGCCATTGCTTGCTTCTGCAATGCAATTTTCTTTTGAAGTGCTTGCTTTGCAACTTGTGCTGCCTTCTGTTGAAGTGGAGAAGGTTTAGCAGTTGCTTGTGTAGTAGAAGATGCTTTAGCAGGAGCAGCTGCTGGCGCTTGGGCTGCTTTAGCAGCTTCTTGCTTCTTTGCCATTACTTCTTGTGGTGATGGTTGGGGACTACCAGTTGCAGATTGAACAGGTTTCTTTTGATTATTTTGTTGTTGTAACATGGTAGCTTCCTTTATTCTTTTTCTTTTAATTAATTTTTTAACTAATTTAACTCCAGGTTGTACTGCAGGAGGTAAAGAAACTTCAGCACCTTGATTAGGTCCAATACTATTAGTTGGTGGATGACCTTCCATATTAAATACCTCTTAATGAATTCTCAATATCTTCATCAACTGGAATTCCTTCCATAGATTCTGATGGAAGACGGTTCAAGAATACCATAAATGCTTTTAAACATCCCCAATATTCTTTATCCAATTTATAAAAAAGTAATGGTGTTGCCGCTTCACCAAAAACATTATATAAAATTATGATGTGATTTAGTAATAAATGACTTCGAAGGGGACCACCAGTTAGATACCTTTTCAATAATCTTTTAATATATTTAAATCTTTTGATGTCCTCTTCAAAGTCTTCTCTAGTAACAGACTGAGGATTATCATAATGTTTAATAGCAAACATCATATAATTGTCTTCATTCAATTCCTCAAATCTCATAATTTATCATGCATAGGTTAATGACGCACTGTTAGAAATGACTTCCTCAGTACCACCAGCAGAATTGATCTTTACACGGAACTTGTAACCATCATAGGTTGCCTTAGCAGCAGCAGTAAGTGTAAGAGTTGCTGTTGTAGCACCAGTATAAACACCTGTATTTGAAATGTCTGTCCACTTAGTTGTCTGCGAAGCAGTTTGATACTGCCACTGATAAGTGAGAGTTCCAGGTGTACCAGTTGTTGAAGTCGTAACTGTGAATGTTCCAGTGTAAGGAGTTGATGCTCCAGTAACTGCTGCTGGTTGACCAGTAATAGTAACTGCAGATGCTACATCTGCTGCAATAGTATCATCTGCCTGAGTTTCATTAGCATTTGTATCAGGGTCAGCAAGGGCAACCATCTTCTCTGACTTATGACGAGTGTTGCCATCAGTATCAACATATGTATAATACGACCACCAACCTGGACCATCAATACCACGTTGACGGTTCTCGTTTAATTGTGCTTCTGTTTCATCAACGAAGACGATTGTTGGCGTAATTGATGATGCGGCAACTCCAATACCAGCCTTTGTTTTATTTGTGTTTGAATCGGTTCTTCCGTAAAGAGACATTGTATTCTCCAATAAACTTTTATATCCTGTATTTATTTATAAAAAAGGACCCGTAGGGGTCCTTCAGGATCAAGGGGTTAGATCTTTTGCCCCTTTATTCTTAAGCTGTGCTTGGACTTGCATAAGAACTAGGGAAAGAATACCGTTTGATTTTACCTTTGGGTTTGCTCCAAGTGCTTCCGAAACTGCAAAAAGAACAGTTGCGATAAGAGCCTGGTTAGCAAAAGCCCATGCGATTAGTGCCGACGTGATGATACCTATACTAAAGGGTATAGGTATTTATCAATTAAGTTCCTCTAGTATCATTCATAAAATCTTGTGATGCTTTAGCAGCAGCACGACGTTTTGCAACCTTCTGAGCAGGAGTAACACTAGGTCCAGGTGTAGGAGCACCCTTTTCCTTTTTCTTTCCTCTTTGTTGGATAGCACCACCAGCACCCATTCTTCCAGAACCCATAACTTTGTGCATGTGTCTCATAACTTGAGAATGATTATCATCACCACCCATGGTGCCACTTTTGGTTACAGGTTTACCAGTCTTAAGATCCTTACCTGTTTCTTTCTCGTAACGATTACGCTCAGCAATAAAATCAGAGAATGAAAGTGATTCACCCATTGCTTTTTGCTTACGAAGTTTCTTAGGATTCTTCGTCTTGTCTGCTGAGTAGTTACTATCCTCACCCTCAGGATCTACAGCACTACGATGTCTTGTGCTTCTTTCATGATCGGGCATATTTGCACGACCACTCTTTGCTTCATCTGGAGAATACGTTCTACCACTGTTGTACCATTCCTTACCTACATGACCTCTCTTCTTAGCATCAGCAGAAGCTTCTCTACGCTTGAGTTTTCTGCGGTTTGCTTTGAAAGCCTTCATATCCATGCCTTCTTCCATTTCAATCTCTTCCTTCATTCCCTTTTCTCTTGCTGCTCTTGCTGCTTTTGCTTTAGCAAGAGTTCTTTCTCTTGCAGCATCACGCTCATCCTTAGGGATAGCAGTTACAGCACCAAGTCTTTCTGCAGGTTTGCCAGGAACAGCAGATTCTAATACTTCACCTTCTGGATCAAAAGAATTTTTTAATCCTAATTTAGTTTTAATTCTATCACCAATACTTTGCTTTTTAGGTGCTGATGACCTATATCCATGACGCTTAGCATAATCCATATAAGATTCACCTGGCTTCAGTTTTTTAGGATCTTCTTTTGGTTTAGAAGTAGCATCTTCACGAGCACGAAGTTTTGCACCACGATCACTTAGTTTTTTATCTTGCTCAGGATCTGGATGCCAATAATCACCTTCATTTACAAACTCTTCATTACTCACCATACCAGGAATATATTTTCCTTTGGTTTTTTTGTCATGCCATTTAATAGATTTAGTTTCTTTTTTTGCATAATCTGATGCAATTGAGTTGGCATGTAATCCTGGAGTATGACTTTTTACACCAGCTCTTTTTGCTTCTCTTTCTCGTTCAGCAGCACGTTCTTGTGCTGCCAATCTTCTCATCTCACGATCTTCTTCTAGAGATTGTCTGATTTGTTCTTTGAGACTTTCTTTAGTTGGATTAATTTTCACGGTGCTTTTGTTTCCTGTGTCTAATTTTTTTCCTGTTTTAATATTGTTATTATCCTTTTCCATATCACTCCTCACAATAAATTTGTACGCCACTTTCTTCAAAAATTACTTCATGTCCATCTTCGTATGCAGCAATAACTTCACGAACTTGCTCAACTGTGAAACCTTCTTCGATCATATCAAGATAGAGTTCTTGATACTCTTCCTTAGGAACACAGTTAGGAACTTCCTTACCGCCCTTCATTTTCTTACCAACCATTTGATATCCTTTCCATCAAGGATCCTTATCGCCACCTTGCATCTCACCGTCTTCTTCAATATGCTCTACTTCTTCTTTGTTATATGCTTTCCAAGCAGTAGCATAAGCAATACCTTTTTCTTTTTTAGTTAATCCACCCTTCTTATACTTATCTTTGATATGCTTAACCATACGCTCATGCTTAGCACTAGGAGGTGCTTTCTCTACCAATGTTTCTTCACCTAAACGACTTGCAACTTTACCTGCACCTGATGCAACCTTTCTAGCTGCTTTACCGACAACTTTCTTAATTCCACTCTTAAGTTTTGCACCAACTCTTGATAGGAAAGAAGGTCTTGCTGGTTTATCTGAAGATGAAGAACTGCTCGATGATGAGGAACTACCAGAAGAAGATGAACTAGAAGACTGTTGCTTCTCTGATGCCTTTGCTTTACCTGCAGCATATCCTGCGCGAGCTGCACCTGCGATTTCTCCTGCTGCGCCTGCTGCTTTCACACCAGCTTTTGCACCAGACTTAACTTTACTTGCAAAGTTCTTAACTGCACCTTTGATCTTAGCAACCTTTTCTTTTCTTTGCTGTTGTCTTTGGTGTTGAAATAAATCTAATTGCTTTGCTGCTTCATCTAAAGATTCAACTAGCATCATTTCAAGATCTTCGATCTCATAACCTTCTGCTAGGCACTCA